ACAACTGCAACCACAGCAAATGCCACAGCAGCGGCTTTGACGGCGGGAACATACATCACAAGCGGTGGTACTTTTAACGGGTCAACGGCCCGCACGTTTGCAGTAGACGCAACCACCACCAACACAGCCAGCAAAGTTGTTGCTCGGGATGCTTCGGGTAACTTCAGCGCAGGGACGATCACTGCGACTTTGAGCGGCGCAGCTTCTTCGGCTACCAACGCAACCTTTGCTTCGTCCGCCACCAACGCCACTTTTGCTTCGTCAGCTACCAACGCTAGCGCAGCTACCAATGCAGGCTACGCTACAAACTCGGGCTACGCTACAAACTCGGGCTACGCTACCAACGCCAACAGGGCGTACCCCAATCGTTCTGACGGAACAGGGATTAACTGGTACTGGTCTGGCCAGGGTGGTCAACCTACATGGCTTTGGGGCGGTAATGACGGCGTTAATTTTTACGTCTATAACCCTAGTAATTTTTCTGTTGCCGTCGCTACCAACGCAAGTTCAGCTACCAACGCAAGTTACGCAAGTTACGCAAATTCGGCAGGTTCAGCTTCCAACGCAGGTTACGCTACCTACGCAGGTTCAGCAGGTTCTGCTCCAGCTTACACCACGTTTAACAGCGTTGGTAGCATATCTGTTTTGGCGTCAGGCGCTGGCATTCCCAACGGGACGGTTGGTGGAACCACCGCTTCAGGCTGTGTTTACTACTACTACAACTCGCCTACCACAGCCGCGCTATCTGGGACCTGGAGATTTTTGGGAAACACATACAGCGTTGCGGGCGTTGCAATCAGAATATCCTAAAGGAACAACATGGCCACATTCACATTAGAGTTTGTAACTGATCCTGTTTATCACAATGCTGAAGAGACTCACATTGAGTGCCGGGTTAAGTGGAGAGAAATACCCGAGGTGCTTCCGTTTAGCGCCAATGCTTGGGACCCAGAACCGCATGGTCAGAAACTGTATGCAGAGTTAAAAGCGGGCGTGCATGGGCCAGTAGCGCCGTTTGTTTTTGATCCTGTCAGGGCATCCGCAGAAATAAGAAGCATGAGGGATTATTTAATTGCTCAGACTGATTGGACACAATCGCCAGATGTGCCCGCTGCCACAAAAGAAAAGTGGGTTGCGTATCGTCAAGCGCTTAGAGACATTACGCAGCAATCTACGTTTCCAACAACGGTCACTTGGCCAGCTGTGCCATTTTAAGGAAAACAAATGAACGCTTCCTTGATGGGCCGTTTAATTGCTGTTTTGTTTTTGAGCCGAGAAATTACTCATCGTGAACATTTGCGGACTACCAGTTATGCAAAACACATAGCACTAAACGAGTTTTACGACGGCATCATTGAAATTGCTGACAGCATTGCAGAAGCCTATCAAGGAAGATACGGAATCATTGACATCATCCCCATGCTGGACGCACCTGCCCCAGGAGAAATTGCGGATGTACTTGAAGGGCAATTGGCCCTGGTTGAGCAACTACGTTACACTTCTGTTGACAAGCAACAGACCGCGATTCAAAACTTAATTGACGAGGCAGTTGCTTTGTATTTAAGCACTTTGTACAAATTGCGAACGTTCAAATAAGGACATTCTGTTATGCCAATACTTTTTACAAATAACGCAACTGCGCCGCTTGCTTCGTCAATTTCTTCTTCGGCTACCACTATTGTGGTGACTACTGGTCAGGGAGCGTTGTTTCCTGCATTGTCAGGGTCTGATTATTTTTACGCCACACTGACAAACTCCAGCAACCAGCTTGAAATTGTAAAAGTAACTGCGCGGTCGTCCGATACCATGACCGTAGTACGGGGGCAAGAAGGTTCTACTGCTCAAGCTTATTCCGCAGCCGATAAAATTGAAATTCGTGTAACTGCTGCTGGGCTGACTAATATGGTTCAGCTGGACGGGGCACAAACTATAACCGGAGTAAAGAATTTTGCGACGACCCCTACTTTTAGCGGTGGGGCGTTAGCAGTATCCGGTGGCGGAACTGGGGCTACTACAGCTTCTGGAGCTAGGACAAGCCTGGGCTTAGTAATTGGTACAGACATGCCTTCTCCTACGGGTACGGGAGCATCGGGGTCTTGGAGCATTAACGTCACGGGTAGCGCAGGCAGCGCCACAAACGCAACCTTAGCCACTTTGGCCACTACCGCCACTTTGGCCACCACGGCCACTTTGGCCACGCTTGCTACTCTAGCCACCAATGCCACAACCGCTGGTTCCGTCTCTGGGGGGCTGCTGTACAGACAAGCGGCAAGCAGTTCATTTACTTGCCCTTCTAATACGTGGACAACTGTTTCTGGGGCTACATGTACAACAGGCACCTCTTACTTGATAGGCATTTCTTGGAACGTTACATCCCCAGCAAATTCTTCTTTTTATGGTACTTGTGTATTCTCTGGTAACACGTTAGCTGGAAACGGGTCACCAACAACAACTACTTGGAACGTTAATGGGCGAGGTTCCCAGCAGGAAACTGTGCTTTTGAGATTCTCAAGTACGGGAGTGCTTGAAGTGTATTGGTATCCCGGTAGCGTTACCACCGTTACCATGTCCTACACTTTATATTCTCTCGGGGCATAAACAGCAGGAGTAAAAAATTGATCCGCTCACCCTTCTGGCAATGGCAAATGGTTGCGTTGCGGCCATTAGAAAAGGATGCGAACTTTACAAAGAGGTAAAGGGAACTGTCGCTTCTGCTCAAAAGGCGGCGAAAGAAGTCCAGGCAATTGCAGAAGAAGTCGGAGGTTTCTTCGGGTTCTTCAAAAAGAAAAAGCCTCAAGCAGCCGCTCCTGTTGCTGCACCTAAGCCAAAAAAAGCTGAACCAGAGGTTTGGGATGAAGGTAGAGTTGTGGCTGATCTGGCGGCGAATCTGTCTCAGTTCTTCAAGGTTCAGCAACAGCTTGCAGACCACATTCGAGAAGAAGAAGAAAAGTCTAAAAGCGTCTATGACCCGAATCAGAACATCATGGAGTCTGCACTAAACAGGGAACTTGCCAAGACGCAGTTTGAGAAGTTAGCCAAAGAGATTCGTGAGATTATGGTGTATCAGTCACCCCCAGAGTTGGGTAACTTGTACACACGGGTGAACCAAATGAGGGTCATCATCATTGCTGAACAAGAAGAAGCAAGGTTGGCCCAAGAAAAGAAACAGCGAGAGGTTGAATGGCAACGCAGAAAGGTAATAAGCGCAATCCAGGACAAAGCAATTTACGGGGTAGCCTGTTTGGTGTTCGTCCTTTACCTAGTCCTGTTCTTCAGTCTTCTGATAATGGATCGAAAGGTAAGATGGGGTTTCTAGTCGCATTAGTTGCTATGGTGCTGGTTTTTGTCCTACTGCTTCCGCTGTTGGGAAGCATTTACTATGACACATTGGCTGCACAAAAAGAGAGCAAAATGCAAATTGAGCGCATGGAGAGACTACGCCAGCAACTTGAATACGAGCGTCAACAAATGGACAGGCAACGCAATGAACAAAGATAAAATTATGTGGGGCGTAATGATTGGGGTGCATAAGCTCATCATGGTTGCTGCCATTATTTTTTTGCTGTCTGCTTGTGAAGACAGATACCGCTATGTTTGCCAGAATCCTGATAAATTTGACCTGCCTGAGTGCCAAAAGCCAAGATGCCTGTTCACCCAAACCTGTCCTGAATACCTTGTAGCCCCTATCTTGACAAACAAAATTGAACCACCAAAGGTTGAAGATGCTAAAAAGTAAATTAACCCCTGAAGAAATTGAAGTCAGAATCTGGGGCTTTGTAGTCGTGATGATTACTGTCATCCTGGCAGGCATTGTGTTTGCCTTGCTCTATTCGGTGACGTTTGTTGTGCAGCCAATCAAGAGCATGGCACCCATTGACCAAGCCTATACCAAGATGCTCAATGACATTGTGTTGTTGATCGTTGGTGGCATAGGCGGCATTGTTGGCAAGCGTGCTGTGGGTGCGGTGTCTGCTGCGATCAACCCACCCTCAGTAACTCCTCCGGCTCCTGCCCCTACGCCTGCCCCTACGCCTGCCCCTACGCCTGCCCCTGCCCCTGCTACTTCAACTTGGACATCATCTGGCGCTTTGCCAGCTTGGGTAAATCCTCCGCTTGATGAGACCTGGGTTCCGCCGCCCCCACCGACCACGCCACCAGAGCATTTGGAACCAGATCATGTCCGCGAGGAGATCGCGGCAGCAAGACGTGAGGCTGGGCAGTGAATCCATACCTGATCATTGGGGCCATGATTGCCATAGCTGGCGCTTATGGCTACGGACACCACGTTGGGTATGCTGATCGTGACGCCGAAATGCAGGCCCAGATTGCCAAGCTTAATGAAGAGTCCCGAGCCAAAGAACAAGAGTTGGCAGGCACGCTGAACAGACAAACTGAAAACCTGAGAAAGGCCAAAAATGATCTTGCTAAAAAACAGTCTGATATTAATAAGCTTGTTGACGCTGGCCAGCTGCGGCTTCCTGTCCAAGCCCCCGCAGGTTGTGTATCAGCCACCCCAGATTCCAGCCCTCCCGCCAGAGATCGGGGAGAAGAAAGACCCGACGCTTACAGAGAGGCTATTAAAGCTGTTGTCGCCATCGCCATCGAAGGAGACAGAAACACCGTCCAACTCAACAGCTGCATCGACACCTACAACAAAGTGAGGGAGCAGATCAATGGTAAATAGTGATCAACTTAAAAAGCTGCACATTGGCCCTGAGTGGGTTGATGCGCTCAACGAAACCTTTGGTCGTTTCAATATTTCTACCAAGCGCCAGCAGGCGGCGTTTATCGGGCAATGCGGCCACGAATGCGGAAACTTCAAAGTCCTGAAAGAGAACTTGAATTACCGCGCAGCCACGCTGATGAAGTTGTGGCCCAAGCGTTTCCCCACTCTTGACGTTGCCAACCAGTGCGCTGGTCAGCCTAGCAAGATCGCCAACAAGGTTTACAGCGGTCGCATGGGGAACCGTGACGAGGCGTCAGGTGATGGTTTTCGTTTTTTCGGAAGAGGTTGCATTCAACTCACCGGCCACAGCAACTATTTTCACGCAGGCCAAGCCCTGGGCGTTGACTTTGTCATGCAGCCTGAGTTGGTTGCCACTCCCAAGTATGCTGCCTTAACGGCAGGATGGTTTTGGTCAACGCATGACTGCAACCGTCTGGCTGAGGCCGGTGACTGGGCGGCACTCACGAAGAAGATCAACGGTGGGACAATTGGCCTCGAAGACCGAATTAAGCACACCAATGAAGCTTTGGCGGTTCTTGCGTAAAGCTTGTCTTTTGCTGGATAATGGGCCTGTGTTTAACAACCCTGGAGATTTAGATGGCAATGTCTTTTGAGCAATTTATGGAAGCCTCAGGCGCTGAGTACGTGGCTGGCAACATTATCCGTGGAATCATGGCTGATCGAAAAATCATTGGTACGTACGATGGCGGTAAGTTCCAGCTGAACGAAGACGGGCAATTGTTGCTGGAAGAACTGGAAGCAGATATTGCAGGACAACCGCGTCCCGCTCGTCGCCGTAAAAATGAAGTTGTGGAAGCCCCGGCTGAAACGGTTGCCGAAACTCCTGCTGCGTAACCCACTGGGGGAAGTGCTATGCCTTTTCTTAAACTTGAAGCGTTTTCGGGCATTTCCCCCCGCACTGGCCCTGCTTTACTTCAACCCAATCAAGCGCAGGTTGCCAGTAATGTAAAAATCCAATCGGGCGAGTTACGCCCTTGGCGTAAACCAGTGTTTGAATACACAACGGGCAACTCAAACGTACAAACTATTTATGAGCTAGAGAAAACATCTACTGGCGCAACTGCATGGCTTGAGTGGACACTTGATGTCAATGTGGTTCCCGGCCCTGTGGCTGATATCACTGATGATCGGGTCTACTACACCGACGGCGTTGGCCCAAAGAAAACCAACTGGGCACTGGCGACTACGAGTGGAACAGGTGTAAAGCCATTTCCAGTTGCCTATTACCAGCTGGGAGTACCAAACCCAACTGCTGGCCCTACCCTTGTAAAAAGCGGTGGCTCTGGGACTGTGCATGAAGATCGTGTATATGTGTACACATATATCAGCACGTTTGGAGCGGTTTTGGAAGAGTCTGGCCCCAGCCCAGCCACATCAATTTCTACTGTTGAGCCAAATGCCACGGTAACAGTCAGCGCGTTTGCCACAGCACCCATATCATCCGCAGGGTACAACATCACTGCAATCCGTATTTACCGGGCTGTTGCCGGGACTGACTCTATCAATTACTACTATGTTGGGCAAGTTACCGTAACCCCCAGCACTGGCGTTGCGACTGGCACTTTTGCTGACAATATCTTAGCCGCCAATCTGGGAGTTATTCTTCCTTCCTTGTATTACATTCCCCCACCTGCTACGTTGCAGGGCTTAGTTTCAATGCCAAACGGCATTTTGGCGGGTTTCACTTCAAATCAAGTTTGGTTTTGCGAGCCATATCTTCCTCACGCTTGGCCAAGTGGCTACATGATGACTGTGGGGTCTCCCATTGTTGGGCTTGGCGTGTTTGGGCAAACGCTGGTTGTATGTACAAAACAGCATCCGTATTTGATTACAGGTTCCACGCCTGGGGCCATGACACAAGAGAAGGTGCCACTGTTTGAACCTTGCGTGTCCAAGCGATCAATTGCAGGCGACCAATACGGGGTGCTGTACGCCAGTCCTAACGGGATTGTTTCGATTGCCCCTGGCACTACGGATGTAATTTCTCGTCCCCTGTTTACACGAGATGAGTGGCAAACCTACCTACCAACTTCAATGATTGGGGTGATATACCAAAACATGTATATTGCGTTCTACGCCGTAGGAACGACAAAAGCAGCGTTGATCATTACCCGTGGGGATACCCCACCTTTGGTAACTTTTGACACCGACGCCCAGGCTGTGTTTGTTCAGCGGTCAACAGCAAACGTGTATGTTGTTCCTTCTGGCGGAACAGAAATTTATCAGCTTGATGCAGATCCAATAAACAACTTGTTTTATCAGTGGACTTCCAAAAAGTTTATTCTCCCAGAACCTACCAACTTTGGGGCGGCAAAAGTTCAGGCTGATTGGGATTACATAGATAGCACAACAGCGTATAACGCATATGTTGCTGCGCTTGTTGCAACAAATCAAGCCCTGTGGGCAGCTGGAACTGCACTAAACAGTACGGTTAATTCTATTGTGGTGAACGGAATGTTACTTGGCGGAAGTACTTTGACGCCCATTCCAAACCCTGCTGAAACCAGAAACGTAAACTTTATTTTGTTTTCCGACGGAGTCCAGGTGTACTCTCAAGGTGTACTCTCCCAAGAACCTATTCGTTTGCCCGCCTCCTCAAAAGGTTATATCTGGGAGGTAAAGTTGACCGGAAACGCTCCGTTGCGCAACTTCAAAATGGCCACTTCCATTGGGGAGCTTAGGCAAATATGAAAAAACCCAGTATTCCAGCCACAAGTTCTTTACCGCCTGAGCTGGGGCGGATTATTGAGCCGTTGAAGGCCAATATAGAGATGATTACCGGGTCACGGCCAGGGTCAGTTGCGTTATCCCCGCTGCCTGCTGCTGCCACTTTGCCGCAGGTTGTCACCCAATTGAACTTAATCCTTTCCAGAATTCAACAATCTGGGTAAGATACGCCCGTATGAAGACTGTGGTATACGGACAAGACGAACGAGTGCTGCAATGGGTCGGAGAACGAATTGATGAAGAAGATTTTGGCCCAGGCAGCGTTGGGATTGGTCTGGAAGAAAATAATGAGTTGATCGCAGGAGTTGCGTTCAACATGTACACAAAGGCTTCGATCTGTATGCACGTAGCAGCCATGCCCGGTCGGCGTTGGATGACAAGAGATTATTTGTGGAGATGTTTTGCGTACCCATTTTTGCAACTCAACTGCAACCGGATCACCGGACTGGTTCGCGTAGACAACTTGGACGCTCAACGTTTTGATGAGCACCTTGGGTTTGAAAAAGAAGGTGTATTGCGCAAGGCGCATACAGACGGAACAGACATGATCATCTACGGTATGTTAAAAGAAGACTGCCGCTGGCTAGGAGTTAAAAAATGAGTAGACGTTTTCATACTACTGAGTGGGATTTGTTGCCCGAGTTGGCGTTTCGCCCGCGCCCTGGCGGTGGCATGACGTTTGAAGGCGGCAAAGGTGGAAGTGCCGCTCCTGAACCTGATGCCAATATTGGCATTGCCCAAAGAGAACTATCTGCCTTGGCAAAAGAGCAATGGACAGAGTTCAAGACCAATATTTACCCTGACCTTCAAGCAGCAGCTGCTAAGCAAGAAACTCGTGCGCAGGGTTTGTACGACGTTACATCTGCAACTATGAAGAAGCAGCTGGAGTACTCCGAAAAAGATCGTGAACGCTACGAAAAGGGCGGTATTCCGCTTATGGAAGCGATTCGTAAAGAAGCTGTTGAGTACAACGAACCTGCTTATCAAGAAATGATGGCGCTTCGCGCTGGTGCAGACGTGGCTACTGCATCTGAAAATCAACGCCAGCAAACAATTATGCGGCAACAACAGTATGGGATTGACCCCACTTCTGGTGTTGCGGCTGGCAATGAAAACGTCAATTCTGTTCTAACTGCTGCTGCGCAAGCACAGGCCCAAAACCAGACACGTATGGCGGCTAAAGAAATTGGTTTGGCTAAGTTGGGTAATGCGTACAACATGTATGCTGGCTTGCCGTCACAGGCAAATACAGCGACCAATACAGGTGTTGCTGCCGGAACTACGGGGGTCACCACCGCTCAATCTGGTGTGACCAATAAACTGGCTATTGCTGATTCTTTTAATCGCGGCACCTCAACGGCTATGGGCGGGTGGAATAGCGTTGGCCAACTTGGCGTTGGTAAGTATCAAGCTGATATTTCAGCATATAACGCACAGCAGCAAGCTGAAGGCGCTATGTGGGGCGGACTGGGTTCTGCGGTTGGGTCTGGTATTGGTCTGTACGCCCAGATGCAATAGTATGTTTGACAATTTGTTTGCTCGCCACAGTAAAGTTGCTTTGATGTACTCAGGCGGGAAAGACTCGCTTGCGTGTTTGCATCTACTTAAAAATTATTTGGACAAACTTACAGTAGTTTGGGTAAACACAAATGCTGGGTTCCCAGAAATTCAGGAAACTATGGAGCAACTCAAAATTAGAGTTCCTAATTTTCTTGAAGTTGTAAGTGACCAGCCTACTTCTGTTGCGCTACGTGGGTACCCGTCTGATGTTGTACCAGTAAGTTACACGGCTACAGGGCAACAGTTTGAGCAAACCCAAAATATTACGTTGCGCACTTATATAGATTGCTGTTCAGAAAATATGTGGAATCCGTTAGACCAAGCAATTAAAAAATTTGGTTTTACCGCTGCTATTTTTGGACAACGTTTTGATGAAATTCGTAAAGCCCCCGGTAAGTCCGGGAACATTTATGATGGCGTGGAGCGCATCCACCCTATTGAGGATTGGACTAAAGAAGACGTATTGGCGTATCTTACTGAATGCGGGGTTGACACGTCAGGTCGGCTTAGCATGGAGCACTCCTCATTGGATTGCTGGAACTGCACTGCGCACTGCAACCATTCTGTAGAACGTATGGCCTACATCAAAACAAACCATCCAGAAAAGTATACGCACGTTGTGCAATTGCTTCGGCGGATTGATAATGCAGTAACGGAACAAATGTCGGGGCTACGCGCTCTGACTCGAGAGGAAAATCATGGCGTTTAATCTTGGTGCATTTGCAAGCGGTCTTGCCAAGGGCGGGATAGACACATACGCAAAATTTTTAGAATTTGAAGAAAGAAAAAAAGCAGACGAGCGTGCGGAACGTGCGCTTCAGTTGCAAATCGACGCTGCCCGTGAAACAAGGGAACTGCGGGAAGGTGTGCGTTCAGCCGGAGAAACTACTCTTGGGCGCGTTGGACAAGCTGCATTAACAGGCAACTACACCCAAGATGCAGGGCTTCGCGCTGGCGTAGGTACACAAGCTGACATGTTGGCCAAACAAACAGAAGGTATGGGCCTTGGTTTGGATGATGTTGATCGTATGCGAACTGCACAGACCTTGCGAGAGAATGTTGCGTATCAAAATCAGCCTGAAGTACAAGCACGTCTGGCCGCAGGGACTCCTGCTGGTTTACCAACTGAAGGTTTGACTCGTGCTGCATTGTTGCCCGAGAAAGGTTTGTACACCCGCGAACAAGCCATAGAAGACTACGCCACTCGCTTGGCAAAAGTTGATCCTGAGAAAGCTTTGCAAGCAGAAATGCTTGGCATCCAGCGAAAAGGTGCTCTTCAGGGCTTAAAGGTTGGCGAACAAACCTTGGAAAAAGGCGGATATGAACTTAGCAAATTAAAACGCGATAAAGAATTTGATGATGAATTTGATAAGACCAAAAAAGAATGGGCGCAGAATACATTTACTCTAAAACAAGACGTTGACAAAACGTTCCAGGCCGAAGGTGCTGCCGGGGTGCTTAAAAAGTACGGCAAAGAATTCCAGAAGGCTACCGGGAACACTGTTCAACTTGTGGGCAACGAAATCGTAGTTAAAAAAGGTGATCAAGTTGTTGAGAAGTTTGGCGCTGATCAGTTAGCTGCGCGTATGGAACCCATGCTTGCAATGAAGACTACACAGTCTTTTATGGACACAATGGTGTCCAAAGGCATGTTCAAAAATACTGATCAGGCTATGAACTTTTTGAAGATTCAGTCTGACATGCGCAATCAAGGCATTACTGCTGATGCGTCTATGATCAAAGCTTTGGCAGATCAAGCCCTTGTACCTTCCACTGCGGCAAGAAATAATGCGGCTGCTGCGGCCAGCAACGCCATGTCCAAAATGACCAATCTGTCTATGGAGAATAGGGCAGAAGCTGGCAAACTGGTTGAAAAATGGAATGAGTTAACTCCTGAAGAGCAAGCTGGCCCGAAAGGATTGGCGTTGCAAAGAGAGTTCAACATGCTCAACGTCAAAGCGGGAGCGACTGTCCCATTAGGCGGAACCCCACGGGAGACCAAAGGGGGCATTATGAAAGTCCCGGTGGAACAAAAGAAAAACGATGACGGCACGTATACGGCGTTTGCCAAAGATGGCGGACAAGCGTTGTACAACACTGTCAATGGCGAAGCTATCCCTCTAGGCATGGACGCCCCGACGTACGCCAGAATGAAACAAGAAGCCAGTGCCAATCGCGTAAAGCTTGTGGCTGGAGAAGACAACGGCAGGCTGGTTTTGAAATACCAGGGAGCGGACGGACAGTTCTACGACAACGTCAAAGAAGCAAGTCAAGCCAAAGCTGCGACAAAGAAAGATACCGCCGCTCCTGCTGCGACTTCTACGGCTCCTGCTGCATCTGCGATACCAACAGAAGCGCCTACGCCCCAGTCAAAAGTTTTGTATGGAAAAACCAAATATACTTTACCGGGCGTACCTGGTGCGTACGACACAGCAGAAGAAGCGCAAGCCGCATGGGTGCGTACAAACCAGCCCAAGCCCGGTCGTCAATATTAACAAGCACTAAATATGGCCTCTTCTTTCGTCCCCTTTCGCACGGTCGTTGGGTCAGAAGACAACAATTCTGGGTTTCAACCTATTCGGGAAGTAACACTTCCGCCGCCGCCCAAAGGCGGGTTTTTCTCCGACATTAAACGGGGTACGGGCCAAGTTGTTGAAGCCGTTGGTTCTACACTCCAAGATGTTGGTGCGGATGAAGTTGGCCAAGCCATTGAAGGCTATGGTCGCGGTGTTGTTCGCCGCAATCCTTCAGAGATTGGGACGTTTGGTGAGGCGCTAAGTAGCCCGCTTACTACCGCCCGTGAAGCCGTTGGCGAACTTGTTCCGCAGATTGGCTCTTCTCTTGCCACTGGTTTGGCTGGGCGAGTGGTTGGCGGCGCTTTGGGCTTACCTTTTGGGCCTGTTGGTGTGGCCGTTGGTCAAAACCTGGGGGCAGCTGGTGGTGCGTACCTTGGAAACTTGGTACAAGAATACGGCGGCATTCGTACTGAACAGCGCGAACAAGGCATAGAGGATAAAACCCGCGCTCTGGGTACTGCTGGTGCTGCTGCGGTGCTTGACACTGCGTTTGGTGCTGAAAGAATTGCCAACAGATTCCTCAAAGAAGGCTCCGACATTCTGGCCCGTCAACCGGGCAGCAGCCTTTTAAAGCAAGTCGGCAAACAAGGCGCAATTGGGTTTGGGATTGAGTCTGTCACTGAGGGAGCGCAAACCGGCCTTGAGCGGTATGGCGCATACAAACCCCTGACTGGCGATGAAGCGTACAACGAGTATGGCTTAGCCATGCTGAAAGGCGGTATTGGTGGCGGCGTTGTTCGTGGCGGGTTGGCGGCTGTTGCGGGGGAACAAACTCCTCCTGGCGGAAGTCTGCTTCAAGGCGGAAACAAAACCCAAGACACCAATGCTATCCAGCAAGCGTTTGACCAACCTCAGACTTCTGGGACACCGCTTACAAACGTAACGCCCCCACCTGCGCCACCTATCACGCCATCGGCTGATACCACGCCACCTCCAGCACCCATCGTGTCTGGGGGCACAACGCCCATTGCACAGGCTACCCAACAACAGGGCCAAGCGGACGCTGCTGCACAGCAACAACAGCAACAGCAAGCACAACGTGACCTGACAATCAGCCAGTTTGGTTTGACCGGAGACACTCCTGGCACTGGAAGCTTCTTTGGTCGTCCGATCTTTGGGCCAGCAATAAATCAGGTTGCTGATGCACTTGCCCCTATTGCAGCGCAGTTAAACCCTGCCGAAGCTGCCATCATGGACGCCATTGTTACCGCAGACCAAAAGCTGGGCAACAAACTTTTAAGCTTTCAATTTAACGCCGATAAAATTGCCAACTCTGTCCAGAAGGGCGTGCAGGCGGTTACGACTGCGGCTACCAAATTCCAGATTGCTGACGTTCAAACCGTGGGCGAAGCTGCATATAGACTCAATGAACTCTCAAAGTCTGCCAAAGGGCAGGCGCTGGAACAAATCAACGCCATCCATGAAGCCTTGACTGGTAAGGACACGGAAGGGTATATTGCATCACAGACCTCAAAACCGAAAGGAAAATCAAATGTACAGCAACAACAGCAAGTGTCTTCCGGGCTGGGAACAGTTCCAGTCCAAGGCGGAACAATCCAAGGCGATGGCGGACTCACTGGGCTTTT